TACCCCATTTATGGGAAGTCACCATTCATGAAGAACACTATCTAATTGATTTCTACTCTGAAGGAATTTGGCCTGAACGATTCACAGCCAAAGAAATGACAAAGAGAAGGGAGAAATGTAAAACCCTTAATGAATGGGACTCTCAATATCAAATGCATGCTAAGCCTATTGGCGATGTGCGGTTAGATCCGGATAAGATCATAGCTTACAACTGTGAACCAGTTCTTAAACGAGCCAATAGAACCACCATGTTTATGATTGGTGAGCGTCAGATTGTTGGTGCAACATTCCGTTGGGATCCATCATCAGGAAAGCTTAAATCTGACGTCTCATCAACAGCACTAGTATTTCATGATGATCTTGGGAATAAGTATTGGCATAGATCAGTAGCCCTTAAGGGTGAGGTAATTGAAACTGACGCAGATGGACGTGTAATAGGTGGGCAAGTTTGGCAACTATGCAACATCATTAAAGATTTCCATTTATCAAAAGTTACTATCGAAACAAATGGTATTGGAAACTTTGCTCCAGCAGCGTTAAAAGCTGCTCTAAAGACTCGTGGAATACGTTGTGGTGTAACAGAACAGCATTCAACTAAATCTAAAAATAAACGCATTTTAGATGGTATTGAAGGGCCTTTAATTTCTGGCCTGCTATGGGCACATGTATCTGTACTTGAAGATGAGAACGGTGAAGATTCAGCACAAGTAAAACAAATGCGAGAATTTAACCCAGCCATTACTGATCAACCAGATGACTATTTAGACTCATTAGCAGGTGCAATCGTAGAATCCCCTGAAAGAGTTGGCAAATCACACAACCAAACTGACTATGAAGAATCGCCTAATTGGAGAACAAACGGTGGCGTACATGAAGCCGCCTTGGAATTCGATGATTAGGGGTAGGCTATGGCAGTACCAGAACAGACGCCATTTATAGAGTATACAGCGAATGGAACTACTACTGTTTTTCCGCTGACATTTGACTGTGATAAAGCAGAATATTTAATTGTGACGTTAGATGGTAATGACGCTGCTGTGGGTTCATGGTCTTTTATAAATGGGTCGGTAAGTTTTAATTCCGCACCATCACAAGGATCGATTGTTGGAATCAAGCGCAATACCCCGCTTGAACGTACGACAAACTATCAGCTGTATAATAATTCTCTTCACCCCAAGCCTATTAATAAAGACTTTGATTTAATTTGGTGGAAGCTACAGGAAATTTGGGTACAAATAACTTTGTTATGGGCATCAATGAAGCATCAAATTGATGCTATTTGGAACGCTTTGAATAGCAAAGTAAATGCATTGTGGTATGCATTAAATAAAGAAATTAAGGATCGAATTCAAGGCGACCTTGATATTAGAGCTTGGGTTCAGGTTTTACTAAATAATATTGCAGCGGATGGAATATTAAATACTCTTGCAGTAACTTCCATAGACTCAATCGATGATCTTCAAAATCTTATTGGATGGGAAGGAAGAACAGTATATGTCAAAAGTGTTGTTAAGAGGCCCTATATATTTTTAAGTCCCCATTCTGGTGCCGGAGAATTTGTATTTTTTGCAAATTCTTCATTACAAGAAGATGGCTTCATTGTTGTTAAAGGTAAGAATGGAGGGAAATGGATTAAGAAAATAAAAGATATCACTGTAGGTGATTTTGGAGCGATTGCAAATGGTATGGATGATGATAGTTTTGCATTTCAAGCTTATATTGACAGTCCATATACATCTAATATTGTGCATCTAGAAAATAGAGCAGGTAAATATATAATTAAAAAGGAAGTTGATTTTAAAAACAAAGGCTTAGACGGTTCAGGATTTGGGGTTCAAACTGAACAATCTTACAATGCTTCAATATATATTCCGGAAGATTTTGAAGGTGTCAATGTATTCAAAAATCTAATGGGGACTTTAAGAAACCTTAATGTAAAACAACATACTGCAAATGACTTAGTAGATTTTGCACATATTTTTCCGTACAACTTTACAATTAGTAATGTCAATATAGATGGTTTTGGTTATCAAATCTGGTCAACTAAAGAGACCTGTGCAACTAGAATTAGTGACTTTACTTCAATTAATGCCAGAAAATCAGCATTTCACTTTCCTGACACTGGATCTGACCATACCACTACATATTTAGAGCGTTGTCATTTCCAATGGGGTAATTATGCATATATATGTGATGGAAACTGTTACGGATTTAGCTTTAAAGACATCATTATTGAATGGATGTATGGAGGCTTAAAGTCAAAACTTTTTACAAACTGTACTTTTGATACGTTTTGGTGCGAAGGTCGTCAAGGCAATACAAATAATACAAATAAACCAGTAATTGAACAGATTACAGGACAGCAGTTACTAAGTTGTCATGCTGCTAACTTTAGATTTATTGGAGGGTGGACGTCTCCCCATCTGGAGAACAAGGAATTAACTGCATTAATGGGTGGTATTACAATTCATGATAGTGAGTTGTTTGCTTCAAACTCGACTGGTGCACGAATCGTATTTTCAAATACTGGATTAAGGACTAGTTTTTCTGATTGGTATGGCGGTGTAAATCGTCGGTTGAAAATTCAAACACAACCTACCTCGACTGAAAGTGGTTATGTAACACCGATTGAAATATCAACACCGAATACCGGTTTGTATTTTACAAATATTGATGACAATGATTATCGCGCCAGTGTATTTCGTCGCGTTGTTGGGAAAAACATCAATTCAAGCGCTCAATATCTTGCAAAAGAAACTCTATCTGTAAATGAATTTAGTGCCGAGGCATATAATGAAATTACTGGTGATCTCGGTAAATTTCAGGCCCCGCTAATGTTAACCTGGGATACCAATATCGGAGTACTGAAAGCTGCGGGATGGGTATTAACTAAAGTAGCTATGGGACAATACAGATTATCTCGAGATACGGGGAATACTAAAGAAATTATTAACGGACATCTAATAGTTTCAGGTGTTCATTCTGGCACATTTAATATACACAGAGTTTCGCCAATAGATTCTTATACTGGTTCTTGGAACTCTTATCGTGTTGCAGCAGGTTTTGATATATTTTTTGCTAATCTTGCAGGCAATCCTACAGACCCAAGCCGTTTTACTGTTGCTTTAACATTAGTATCTTAATAAACATAAGATCAATCACACAACAAATCACTACAAGCCTTAGCTTTAAATAAGTTAGGGCTTTTTTATTGCCTAAACGAAAGGGGGAAGGCATGACTGAAAATGAATCATACGGGTTGAGATTTGAAAAGAAAATCGACTCCATTCAAAGTGATATTCGCATGTTGTCAGATCATGTTACTCGACTGACTTTCATTAATGAAGCACATAAGGAAACTAGCGAACAGAACAAAAAAGATATCGATACTCTTGATATAAAAGTTGCCAATTTAGAAAACCGTACAGCTTCGCAAGATGGTGGAATTTCTGTGCTGCGTGTATTGCTGGGAATATTTGCAGGCATCGTATTTTCATTGTGTGCGTGGGTTGGATCTTCAATTATTCAATTAAGCCAAGACCAGTCTTTAATTAAAGAGAAAGTATCACGGTTGGAGGAAGCAAAAAGATGAACAGTGAAAATACAAGAGCTTATCTAGCTTTCGCATTAGTGGGACTGATGTTTGTTTTAGTGATTGCTTTATTTTTTGTGGATATGCCGCGAGAAAACAGCAATCTGATTAATACGGCATTGGGCTTCATTGCTGGGGCTATGACAACTGCATGTGGCTTTTATTTTGGTAGCTCTGAATTAGAGAAAAAGAAAGGTGAATCCAATGACAACTAAACCATTCTTCGACGCTGCCCGTGTCATTGCAGGTGGTAAACTCACTCAAGCACAAGTAGACGATCTAAATAAAGTGGTCGAAAAACTTGCACCAGGTGGGAAAACTACAAGTGATGTTGGTGTAGATTTAATCTCAGGATTTGAAGGCACACGATTCACAGCTTATGACGATGGTGTAGGGGTTTGGACTATTGGCACAGGAACTACAGTTTACCCAAATGGCGTGAAGGTTAAGAAGGGCGATGCTTGTACAGCAGAACAAGCTAAGACTTACTTTAAACACGACTTAGCTAAATTTGAAAAGACTGTAAATGAATCGGTCACTGTGCCTTTAACTCAAAATCAGTTTGATGCTTTGGTATCGCTGACTTATAACATCGGCTCAGGTGCTTTTAATAATTCAACCTTATTAAAAAAACTGAATAAAGGTGACTATCAAGGTGCTGCTGATCAGTTCCTTGCATGGAAAAAGGCAGGTGGTAAGGTTTTACCCGGTTTAGTTCGTCGTCGAGAAGCAGAGCGAGCACTCTTTTTAAAGAAGTAACTTATATGTGCAAACGTACCAAAGTTGCATCGATCATCACATTGCTGTGCTTAATCTTCTCAGGTTGCACAGCTCACACTATAAATAGTAACGTTAATGTCTCTATTTGTGTAAGGGCTTTGTGATGTCGCAAGTCATGATTATGGTTTCGGAAGCGGGCAGGATGGAGAATACTTGCAATCTACCCGCTGATTTAGATAAGAACGGGATTGTTCTTAAAATCTATGATTACTCATTAAAAGAGTTGCCGATTAATTTAGATGGCACTGTGACTTACAATGGCAAAAGATGGACCTTTGATAAGAAGCAAAGTTTTTAGTCTTTCCAGCTATCTACAATATCAGCCCAGTCTTGAAGCATTTTACGTCTGCTTTCTAAATACTTCGCATGGTTGTAAGTGGCGCGAGTCTTATTTCCATCCGCATGTGCTAATTGTTTTTCAATCCATTTATCATCGTAGTCTTTTTCATTTAACAACGTTGAAGCTGTAGCACGAAAATCATGAGCAGTTACATCTGACAAGCCAATGTAATCAAGCATTTTGTTCATGGTGGTAGCTGAAAGCATTCCATCTTGATAGATAGCAGGGAATACATATTCGCGGTTGCCAACTAGACTACGTTGCTCTTGAAGAATATTAAAAACCTGATCAGACATAGGGACGATATGAATGCGTTTCTTCTTCATCATCTCTTTTGGGAATGTGATAGTTCTAGCTTCGAAGTCAACATACTCCCATTTCATGCGGCGAATCTCGATAGTCCTAAGCATCGAGTAGAGCATTACAAGTCCAGCATTTCTAACTGTAGTGGAGCCACCATAGTTACTTAATTTATTTCTAAGTTGCGCAGCCTCATGCTTTTCCATTGGTCTTGCATGTTCAATCTCAGGGCGTTCTACAACGTTTTTAACAGCATAGGTTGGGTCATAGTCTGCTCTAAGGGTGGCGATTGCATAACGCATAACACCGCCGATAAAAGTACGGTTTTGGATTGCTGATACTTCGCCAGTACCATGATTTTTTTGACGCTTCACTCTTGCAATCGTTTTTTTCATAATTGTCAAAACGTCTGCTGAGGTAACTTCTTTAATATCTTTATCACCAATAACTTTTAAAATATCTTTATCTAGGGCACGTTGAAAAGCTTCTTGATATCTCTCGGAACGATTATTTAATTTTTCAGCTTTATATTCTGCTGCAACATGTTTAAAGAGCACTCTATTTTCATACTCATCGTGTTTAGCTTTTTTTTGGTTTTCTTTTTCTTCAATTGGATTTATACCACTAGCTAATAAAGATTTAGCTTCATCTCTTTTTATACGCGCTTCTGCTAGGCCCACAATAGGGTACTCACCTAAACTCATCATCTGAGTTTTTTTGAGCCATTGGAAACGGTAGCGCCAATACTTTTTTCCATTAGGTTTAATTTCGATACATAACCCGTCTGAATCACCAATTCTATAAAGCTTTTCTTTTGGTTTTGCACTTCTGATTTTTGAGTCGCTTAACAT